TCGGAGGATCGATCGGAGTGACGCCACCGCCACCCACCGATGCCAACCGAGTTCCTAGAGCCAGGGTAGTCACAGGTCATCAGGACTGGATCACGCCATTCGTGGCCCACACCACACCGCTGGAAAGCTGGAAGCTGTTGATCGGGGCCTGAATCGTCACACCTGCCGGGATCGTCACGCTCGAAAAGGTTCCCACGATGTTCGCCCCGCTGATGCTGGAGATCACGGTCGGAGCTAGGAACGTCAGCGCAACGAACGGACCGGTGTAGCTGGCCGTGTCCTGCACGAGTCGGCCACCGGCAACTCCCATCGAATACTGAATGGCTTGGTTTGATACGTCGCTCATATGTCCCAAATCTTGCGAATCTGATTCTTGGTGAAAGTACTCTCGAAGCGCGAGCCCTGCCGATCCTCCAACCGGCTGAACCCTTTCTTCACATGATCCTTGAGTTCGGCCTCGCGGGCAAAACCGGTGACCCCGAAGCGGGCCACCGGCTGCCTCGTCCAGCGTTCCCCTTTGATCACAATGGAATCGGTGCCCATCGGAGCGATATGCTCGATGCACCGGCCCTTGTTCTCGAAGGTGTAGATCGGCATCTTAGCCCTCCATCTCGCTGTCGTATTCCTCGGCCATCTTACGCATGCCTTCTTTGTCCATGGGGCCGGCCATCTCTTTCTTGTCCTCCTTGGACTCGTACTCGGCGGGCATGCCGTTGACGCTACGGATCTCGATGTAGGCTTCTCCGTTGTCGAGCTTCTTCAGTACACCGCGAACATCATCCAGAACAACCTCATCACCGACCTCGGGCATGGCCTGTTCGCCATCCTCCATGTCGGTGGAGAGAGCCTCGATAGGAATCGAAATCATGGGCGCATTGTTGTCAGCCTCTTCGCATCCGCAAGCGGAATGAGAAGGGGCACCACCGATTGCTCGATGATGCCCCTTTGGGCTGACGGCGATCACCATGATGGTGGCCGTCTTGGGTTTCATTACAGCGTGGTCGAGGTCTTCGTGCGATGCACCAGGTACCACACCGGGTTGTTGGTGTTGGTCGCGCTCGTGTTACCAGCGGCCAGACGCATGGCGGCGAAGTACAGCTTCACGCCGACGGTGACGAGCTGATTCAACGGATCCGACTTGTCGGGGGTGTCGGTGATCACGATGCGCGGAGACAACGGATCATCACCGGTCAGGGCAGGGATACCGAACGCCTCGTTGCCGAAGAAGAACGAAGCGATGATGTCCTTGCCGGTTCCGAGACCACCACCGGCTGCGGTCGCCTGATAGACGAACTCATCACCAGCAGTACCGGAACCGGTGCTGACGAACGAGTTGGTCTGCTGGACAACGCGACAGCCGTAGATGGAGCCAACCTCGCCCTTGTAGAACGGCTGGCCCTTGTTGCCGTAGTTCGACGCGTTCAACCAGTCGCTGTCGCGCATCAGGTCGCGGGCCACACGAGGATCGGTGGCGAGGACGTAGCCACCGTTGATCATGGGGGCACGGTTGCGCCGCAGGCGGGTCATGGAATCGAGGACAGCGGAAGCCGTCATCGTGGTGTTCGCAGCGGTGAGATCGCTGTTCAGCGCAGAGAAGCTCTGTGTGGTCAGCGTGGCGGGGTTACCGTAGACCTTGATACCCGGAGGGTTTTGTCCCGCGGTGTTGTTAACCGCGTCATCGTTCGAGATCGTCGATTCGATACCATTACCGATGGACGAACCGCTGGTGTTGAGGTTGGAGCCAACCAGCACGTTGCGGATGACGGAGTCCACCCAGAGGGCCATGTCCAGACCGCTGGTCTTGGTGGCCTGCTGGAGCGAGTTGAACAGGTCGGTGGCGCGGAGGATGTCGGTCAAAGCGATCACCTGACCGTACTGCGACAGGGTCTTGCTGAGGCGATTGAGCGCGAGCTGTCGGTAGTTGGTAGAGGAGATCGGAACACCTTCACCAGCGGTGGTCAGGTTCTGAACTTTGTCGATGCTCGGGGCACCGAAGCGGAACATGCTGATCGCCTGATTACCATTGTTCTTCGGGATCGGCGTCTTCATGGCGAACTGATCGAGGATCGTCTCCTGCTGAACGATCGAGAGCAGCTCCTTGCTGAAGTAGTTCTGGAACTGGTTAGTAAGCGTGGTTGAGGTCGTGACTGGCATATTTCAGTTGTGGTTGTGCCTTAGGCTGCTTCCCGGTCGAACTCTCGTGACGCTCGCATGAGTGCCTCCCTCTGCTCCTTGAGGGACAGCCGAGAGAAATCCTTCTCCTCGGCCTTGAGTTGTCCTGCCGGAATGCTCTTCCCAATGGCGGTCTTCTGCTGGAGCTTTTCCAACTGTTCCTTGAGAGCCTTGTTCTCGCTCTCAAGCGACTGAGCTTTGCCAGCGGTATTTTGCAGCTTCATCAGTTCAACCGCGTGAGCAAGACCATTGGGCAATGTCGTAAGAATCGGAATGCGCTGCAACAACTCAGCAGTGCGCTTGTATTCGGGACTGGACTGATCTTTCAACCAAGTCTCCTTCTCGGACAACTTGTTGAAATTATCTGCCCATGTCTTTGCGAAACGCTCCTGTTGAAACTGCTGCTGCTTAACACTCGCCATCTTGCGAACCCCCTCGGCCTTGGCTCGCGCAGCCTTGGCCAACTGGGTGTCGCCATCAGCATCGAACTCCTTGGCCGCAGCCTCGTAGTCCTCCGCCGTGTAGCCCTTGTCATCCCTGAAGGAATTGGCTTCCACACTCTGGGATTGCTCCCGATGCTTCTGCCATTCCTCCCGCTCCCGCTTCACCGCCTCGCGCTCGGCCTTGAGAGCCTCCTTCTCGGCGTTGATCTGCTCCCAGGTCTTGGCTTTACGCTGTTGCTCCTGGGCGAACTTGCTGTTTTCCCGCTTCTGCTCAGCGGGCGGCTTCTGCTCCTGCTTACTCTCGCTCTTGGCCGTGTTCTCAACCTCTTTCCCGGCGGACTCCACTTCTGTGGTTTCCTTCTCGGCTGGAGCAACCTCTTGTTTGGTTTCCGGCTGCTCCTTTGCCCGATTGTCGATGTCGACACCGGAGTCGAAGTCGTTGGCCAGCGCGAGCATCGCATTGGCATCCATCGCCCCACTCTGATTCTCTTCTGACATATTGTGCTTTTACTCGTTTGCCGGTCCGCACAGACACAGCAACCGCAACTTGATCCTATTGGTTCGTGGCAGAATCAGGATCATCATCCTGCCCCGTAATTGATTCCTGATCGGCCATCACTTCGATGACCTTCACAAGACTGGCCTGACCCATTGCAAACCCTGCCGAGTATTGCAAATGGTTTCGGTCCGTAATCGCAGAAGCGTTCTGCATCAGGACCGTGTTCAGTAGAGCGTCCTTGAACCGTTTGCCGGTATCGCTCTTGAAGAAATTGTTGAGCGCGATCGCGTCATCCTTGCGCCATGGCAACGGATCAACCCAACGCTGGTGACGCGCAAAAGTCCATGCCGCACGGAGTCGGCCAATGAATGTGATCATCAGTCCTTCTTCGCGGCCTTCTTCCGACCAGCAGCCGCACGGCGCATGAACTCCGCAGCCCCGAGCTTCTTGCGCCCGATCCATGCCGCCAGAGCCTTCGGATCATCCGCGCCCTCCTTCTTGAGTTGCGTGGCCAACTTGCTGAACTTCGTAGGTTTCTTCTTCATGTGTTTATGTGGTTACCATGCCTTGCAGGAGTGATACCTCGGCGTGGTCTTGTCCGTCGCCGTGTCGCAGTTGTGCCGCGCACGAAAGTTCTTCCGCCGCTCCGGGTCATCCTTCTTGATCTCCATCTTCGGATCACCGAACCGGACCTTGATCACAGTCCCCTTCGGATTGCGGACATACACAGCCTTCTTCTTCGCCTCGCCCGGCGTGTAGAACGGCTTGTTCAACGTCACCTTCTTGCCCTGGTACTCAGCCATATCTCATTCTCCAAATAGCGGCGATTCCTGTATCTCCTTCAACGTCCCATTGCTCCTGGCCTTCTGGAACCGCACCTTCGGCGGAACCCCCTCATCAAGCTGCTGCATCACAGAGACCGAGGTGGTCACCACAGGCTCCGGCATCTTGAGATGAATGACAGGCG